GTAGCAGCAGCATCTGCTCTACGTTGCGCTAATTCAGCTGCCCCGTTGCCTCTGCCTCCTCTGGCACTAGGAATTACTGATGCAGGTGCAGCGGCTGCTGCTCTAGCTTGTCTTAATATAGCATCATCATAAGGCACTGACGCAGGCGGAGTTGCGCCTGAACCTGATCCCATATTTTGTGGTAAACACGGTCTTGGACCGTCTGATTCAATTTTTCCAGTAGCTCCTGATACTACTGCCGGTCCTGCACCTCCAAATGCATCTAAGCTGACATCAGCTTCTGTAACTGCCGGTCCTGCACCTCCAAATGCATCTAATCCAACTTCTGCAGGTATGGTTTGGCTTTCTGTAACAACGCCTGCGGCGCCTGGTTTTGCAGTAGTGGTTGTTTCAACTGTTGTGCCTGTAGTTGCTCCGGTAGTAGACCCAGTCTGTGATTCTGGACGATTGTCATCGATTGCCGGATCTCTAATATAGATAGGATAACCCTGAAATGTATCAACTTTTATTCTGCCAGAGCCTAAGAAGTTTAAATTTGATTCGGTTTTGAAATCTTCCATAGTTGCAGAACCTTCTTCTACTAGAATAGAAAAATATTCTACACTATGTCGAAAATATAATTGTACAAATCCAGCGTCGTAATCTGCATTTTCTAAAATCCAGTAGTGTTTGTTTTTTTGATAACTCGGCAGTCCAGCATCTTCATTATCGATAACTAATACTACTGTTGCACTACTACCAGGTTTTCCACTAACAATATCTGGACCATATTTTTCCATATCTGCAAAGTTTTGAAAAGTCCACATATCTTCAGAATTTTTCCAAGGACCTTCAGTACTTACAGGAACTGCATTTGTTTGATCTAACTTATTACTGCTTTCTTCTGGTAAGCCGACATCTTCTTCTGACATAGTATTATCCTAACAAACTTCTAACACGATTTTTGGCTGCATCTGTTACTGAATTTATTTTATTATTTACTGCACCTGTAGCAGCATCTCTTGCCTTATTAACTATCTCAAGATCAGCAGCAAGTGCATCAAGTGCATTTGTTTCGTCGCCAGGTCTTATATTAGGTAATGCTCCTCTTATTCTTGCACTTGATACGCTGCCTATTGCAACAAGTGCTTTGTCTGAAATTCCAGTAATCTCATTAAGAGTACCTGTTATACCCTGTTCAAGTCCTGCACCGATATTTCCTAATACATTTGTTGCACTAGAAAGTGCAGTTTCCAGTGCTTGCTGTGTTGCAGCATTATCCATGCTCATTTTATTATCAATTGCTGGCATTAAATTTCTTATATCGTCTTGCGAAGGGGCAGGTTCGCAATCGGTCCCAGGTGTTGCTGATGCTCCAACTGTTCCGTCTGATTGTACGCCATCTTTATTCAATGCTGCTGAATTATCAACTTGTACTACACCGCTTGGACCTGTAGTTGCTTCGTCATCTTGACCTCTGCGTCTAATCATTTTAAGAGTCTGTGTAAACTTGCCTTGATTAAAGTTATTAACTACTGCCCATATTTGGTATATTCCACTAAAACCTGGAACAAGCTGAGGGAATTCCATAGTAGCTCCTTTTGTTTGGTAATCAAATGGAGTTCTAAAATTTACTACACAAAATACTGATTGATCCAACGCATTTAAAGTACCGTCTTGCATTATACTCGGGCTCGATCCTTTGTCTGCAACATGATTGCCTGTTTGTTGTGGAATAAAATACGGGTCTCCCATTATTTCCATTTCCGCAGTAACCATATCTACAGTCATATTTGTAATTTTATCATTAAAAACTTCTGCAATTTTACGTCGGATATCATTGCTGCCGGTGGCTGACGGAAGTGCTACTTGTGTAATCTGTTGTGTTCCGCCCATTGCTTCATTTGCAGAGTTTAAATCTCCTGTTTGCATAGTTGTTGTGCCACTGTCTGTTCCATTCCCTGAAGAAGTAGTTTTTGCTCCGTCTGGATCACGCAAGGGCGCAGTATTCATGCCTAAATCTGCATATGCTGCCATCATAAATGCATTATTAAAATTAATATTAAAATTTAATACATCTTCATTTTTGCCAGTGTAGATATAATTATATTCTTTCACTGCCATCTTTCTTAGGCCAGCGTTATTTGTCGCACGTTTGTTGTTATTAATTGTAACTGCTTCGTCTACTTCGTATTCGATAACACTATATACATAAACTTTTGGACGGCGGCCCATTGTTGCTTCAGTCAACGGGCTTTCATCAAAATAAACATGAGTGTCAATTCTAAACCATTTGTTTAATCCGTTTGTAGTTTCTTGAGTTGCACGTTCAGCAGCATATTCAGATTGCATTATAGTTTTTTCGATAATATCTGTTATTCGCTCGTTTTGATTAAATTGTAGTTCTCTAGTCTTATCAATAGGCTGTGTTGCTTGATTACCAGGATCAACAAGTCCAGATTCTGGATCAGTTGCTGCTGCCGGCTCTGCTTCTCCTGATGACCCGGGTGCATTAGTGTCTTGATTTATTGGACTTATTCCAATTGCATTCATTTGATTGGTGTCTTCGGCAAAACTTTTTAATATAGCATACGTTTGGCTGGGTTTAGTAACTGTTATAGTTGTAGGACTAAACGAACCGCGCAATCCATCATCTGGTCCTGTATAACCTCTACGTTCTGCTTCTTGTTCTTCTGGTGATGTAGTGAATGCCGATTCGTCAACATTACCAGCAGTTAATGCCGCGTGTAAGAGTTGTCTATTTTTTGGAAAACAAATTACATATCTATCATACGGTGCAAGTGCGCCTGCTTCTTCTAGATCTTCGATTGCTCTATTTATCGACCCTGTTAACGATTGATCGTTTGTTTCCAACACTTCATGACATAATGTGCCAGCAGCTCGAACAGAACTATTAATTTTATTAATATTATCAGAAAGCCCTGTTTCGCTCATTGGTACTGCTTTTACTTCATATTTACTGCCTTGACCTGAAACATTAAAATCCATATTGATTATTTGTATAGGCACGAACATCGGTTGTCCTATAAAGTTTGCATCAGTAGAACCGTCTTGATTCCATCCAACAAAATCAATTTTCAAACAAAACGGTGCTTGAGTATAGCCACTATATCCAGCGGCGCTTGCAGATCCAATAACTGCTTGAATAAAATTTCCCATACTATAAGGTTCAATAACAGTAAATGTTAAACTAGTGCCCAATGTTAATCTAGTATTTGGATTTGGAGCAACAATACTATCTAAATTAATATCGTCAATATAATATTCTGCGTGATCACTTGATCCGCCGCCTGTTTCGTCAAACACTTGATAACGCTTGTTTAAATTTCCGCCACTGCTTTGTATTACATAATTTTTAAAGCCGCCTGCACTTCTATACAGCTCCGGATTGTTATATTCTGTAGGATCAAGAACTCCTAGTGTTATAAAATAATTAAATCCATTGTGATTTCTTAGAGGATTAGGTATTTTGCTTGCAGAACTATCATCTCCTTTATAAGAAGGTCTAAACCCACTATCTAAAAAGGTATCAACAGCAACACTGCGTTCAGATAATTCTCTAAATTGTTCTAATTGTAATCCGTATTCGCCGCCTACTATACCTGCTAAGTCTGCTACACCACGTTCTACAATTTTTAGAGCATTATTTTGTAATCCCGTTAGTTCTTCTGCATTAGCAATTAAGCCGCCTAACTTAGTTTGTATGCCGCCAAGTAATTGATTTCCTAGAGCACCTTGTGCTGCACCTAATAATGCACCTTTGATGTCACCGCCCGATAATGCTGAATTAATTAATTGACTATTGACACCTGATACAGCAGAACTAATGCGCTGACTAACAGTGTTTACAACTGACGATTTTAAATTACTTTTTAAAGATGCACCTAAATTAAATGCCATATTAGAATCCTAATGTATTGCGTAATGCTGCTGGATCTGGTAGATATATTTCTGTACCTGCTACAAAATCAAAAATAGGATCTTTTAATGTATCTAAATTTCTTTGTGCAAATACCCACCATAATTCTTTTTTACCGTAAGTAATGTGTGCTAACAAATCTGGACGATATGTAAATTCAGTTGTAATTACAAAAGATATATCATTCTGATTTACAGGAACAGGTCTAGGAGATAATATATCTAGATAGCCGTTTCTATTAATTGGCGTTCTTGCATACGGGCTTAAACTATTTTTTTCCATTATACAAATCCTTCATCGCCATTAACATGCCCGCCGCTTGCAAATTGATTTAAACTAAATCCTGACTGTGAACGTCTTGCATACTGTGGCTGTAATGTAACTGTAATAGAGCTTTGTGTAGGAACATAGTTTGGCAATCCATTTACTGTACACTGTATATAATCTACATCAACTGGTAAATCTGTTGTAAAGTTTGTAATTACAACAGGAATATTGTTTAAAACGTGTTTACCATAACCGTTTAGTCTACAAACTACTGGCGGATTGCCTAAAGGATAACTGTTACCATAAAACATTTTAGTTGCACTTCTTAAAAAGTGCAAACATGCAATCCAATACTTTGCATCGTTTTCGTTTTCTTGATAAAATTCGCCTGTGATTGTAATTGCATCAACTTGACTATTTTCATATGCATTGTAAGGATAATTTGTATGTGTAGGTTGTATTTGGCTGTAGTTTGCACTATGACTTAATAGTACTGTAGGGTTAAACGGAAATATCATTCTGTTTCCTGTATTAAATGCACTTGACCCGCTAGCTTCCCTCAATGGTGCTAGTATGTCACCGTTGTCTAGAATAACGTCAGGAACACTAATACTAACACGCCAGTCACTTGCATCCGAAACTGAATTGTTAGACGAAATTATAGCACGTGATATTGTTCTATTGTTTGGTCCGCCGCTGTTGAAGCCGCCAGTTTGGTTGATAAATGTTGCAGCAAGTTTTCCAAGTGGGCCGAGACTGCCTAACTTTTGATTAATGGTATCACCAATTGCGCCTTTAACAGCACTTTTTGCATCGCTGACAATACTACTAACAAAGTTGCTTGCATCGAAATTAATTTTAAACGGCATAATTATCGTATCTCCTACACTACTATTTAGTTGACAAAATTAACAGAGTATATTATAATATATATAACATAACCGGAGATGTCAATGAGACCTAAAAATTATCTGAATAATAAAGATATACTTAAAGAAATACACAAATCAAAAAATCAATTCAACAGCTATCTTGCACCAGAATATGCAGATTACGATATTATTCTGCCAAGTGTTGACAAAATTAACCGTTTGACTGTTGCAGAAGCAAAGCGTAACAAAGCAAAAAAGCTATCATCTGCTGAATACGAACGTCGTAAAGGACTCGGGGAGAAGGTTAAGCAAGCAGAGTGCGAAACACTTGCATCTGAAATTACAAAAGAAGAACTAATCTTCCGTGTAATGACGTTTGATCATATTCCAGAAGAGCCAGGTCGTAAAAAGAACCCAAAGACTGTTGCCGATACACGAGTTAAACTTCCGTTTCCTCCCTTTCAACATTACAAATATAACGACGAAGGCGAAATTGTACTAGTAGGCAAAAGTCACTGGGTAGGCGGCATGGACAACGGACATTTTAGTCATCAACATGGTAAAGCAACAGACAAACTTGCTATGATGTGGTTAAAACTTGTTGATCGTTATGCTACTCGCGGCAATGTTCGTGGTTACACTTACAATGACGAAATGAAAGGTCAAGCTATCTTGCAACTTTCACAAATTGGACTACAATTTGATGAATCTAAGTCAGATAATCCGTTTGCTTACTACACAGCAGCAGTTACTAATAGTTTTGTTCGTGTTATCAACATAGAAAAACGCAATCAAAATATTAGAGATGACATTCTTGAAATGAACGACTTGAATCCAAGTTACACGCGGCAAAATGCAGGCGAATGGGAAGCAAGTGTGAAGCGAAACGAAGAAGCACCATTAACAGAATACACAAATGCCAAAAAATAGGTTGACAACTGTTAATATTTACTATATACTTTAACAAGTATATATGGAGGATACTCTTTGTTTAAAAAAGCTGCGGTGTTTACGGACATCCATTTTGGTTTGAAGGGCAATAGTCGTGTTCATAACGAAGATTGCGAAGAATTTATTGATTGGTATATAGAACAAGCACAAGCTGCCGGTTGCGAGACTGGCATCTTTTGCGGAGACTGGCATCACAATCGTAATTCACTTAATCTTACCACTATGGATGCAACAATCAGAAGCATGGAGAAGCTAGGTGCTGCATTTGAGAAGTTTTACTTCTTTGATGGTAATCACGACTTGTATTATAAAGACAAACGTGACGTTAACAGTACTGCTTTTGCTAAACACATTCCAGGAATTACATTTGTAGACGAAATTCTTATTGAAGATGACGTTGCACTTGTTCCTTGGCTGGTTGGAGACGAGTGGAAGAAGATGAGTGACATAAAAACAAAGTATTTGTTTGGTCACTTTGAACTTCCTAGCTTCTATATGAACGCTCTAGTGCGTATGCCAGATCACGGTGACTTAAAACCTGAGCATTTTAAGCATCAAGACTATGTTTTTAGCGGACACTTCCACAAAAGACAAAAACAAGGTGCTATTCACTATATCGGCAATGCATTTCCGCACAATTATGCTGATGTAGGCGATGACGACCGTGGTATGATGATACTTGACAAGGAAAATAACCTAGAACCAGAGTTTATTAACTGGCCTGATTGTCCTAAGTACCGTACTGTTACCCTTAGTCACTTGATTGACAATGCAGATACCTTTATTAAGAGTAAAATGTACCTGCGTGTAACACTTGACTTGCCTATTAGCTACGAAGAAGCAAGTTTTATCAAAGAAACATTCATTAACAACTACGGATGTCGCGAAATTACACTGATTCCGCAAAAACAACTAGAAGAAATGAGTACAGAGCTTGATATTGCACAGTTTGAAAGTGTAGATCAAATAGTAAGCAACGAAATTGCAGAACTAGACACTAACAACTATGATAAAAGTATGTTGCTACAGATTTATAATGGATTAGACCACTAAATGATTAAGATCAAAGACTTAACCGTAAAAAACTTCATGAGTGTGGGCAATCAGACTCAAGCAGTAGATTTTGACCACGAACAATTAACACTTGTACTAGGTGAGAACTTAGATCAAGGTGGCGATGACAGTGGATCACGTAATGGTACTGGTAAAACTACTATTATTAACGCATTGAGCTATGCATTGTATGGACAAGCGTTAACTAATATCAAACGTAACAATCTTATTAACAAAACTAACTCAAAAGGCATGTTAGTTACGCTTCAATTTGAAAAAGACGGCAATAATTATCGTATTGAACGTGGACGTTCACCAAATATCTTTAAATTCTATATGAATGATCAAGAAAAGTTGGTAGATGAGTCACAAGGCGACAGTAGACAGACACAAGACGATGTAAACACACTGTTAGGCATGAGTCATGACATGTTTAAGCACATTGTTGCACTGAATACCTACACAGAACCGTTCTTGAGTATGAGAGTTAACGATCAAAGACAGATTATTGAACAGTTGTTAGGTATTACTATCCTTTCAGAGAAGGCTGATGCACTAAAAGAACAAACACGTCAGACAAAAGATGCTATCACTGAAGAAACTCTAAAGATCAACGCTATTCAAACAGCTAATGAGAAGATTGAAGGTAGCATCGACGGACTTAGAAGAACACAACGTGCATGGATTGCAAAGAACAAGCAAGATCAAGACAAACTTGCAGGTGCAATTGAAGAATTAGAGAAGTTAGACATTGAAACTGAACTGGATGCACACGAAAAATTAGCAAACTGGACTGAGCATAACAATGCCATCCTTGCTCTTAGAAAAGAATTAGGCACACTTGAGCCTGCACTGCAACGTGCTGACAAAAGTGTAACCAAAGCAGAAAAAGATATTGCAGAACTAGAAGATGCTACTTGTTATACTTGTGGTCAAGAACTTCATGCAGACAAAAAAGCAGAGATTGCAGAACGTAAAGGCAAGGAACTAGAAGATGCTATTGCTTATCAAACAGAAATTACTGGAAAAGTAAAAGATGTTGCACTTGCTCTTGAAGAAATTGGTGACATCAACGGTAAGCCCACTACATTCTATGACACTGCTAAAGAAGCATACGAACACAGAAGCAATGTAGACAATCTAAAGAAAGCTCTTGAAGATAAAAGTCAAGAAACTGATCCATATGCTGCACAAATTGTTGAGCTAGAAGAAACTGCTATTCAAAAAGTAGACTGGAACAGTGTTAACGAACTTACAAGTTACAAAGAACACCAAGAGTTCTTGCTCAAGTTGCTAACAAACAAAGATAGTTTTATTCGAAAAAAGATTATTGATCAAAACTTAGCGTACTTGAACAATAGACTTACATATTATCTTGACAAACTAGGATTGCCACATCAAGTGTTGTTCCAAAACGATTTGAATGTTGAGATTACTCAACTAGGACAGGACTTAGACTTTGACAACTTGTCACGTGGCGAACGTAACAGACTTATCTTAGGTCTCAGCTTTGCGTTCCGTGATGTTTGGGAAAGCTTGTATCAAAATATCAACTTGTTGTTCATTGACGAGCTTATCGACAGTGGCATGGACACTGCTGGTGTTGAAAATAGTTTAAGTGTCCTCAAGAAGATGGCAAGAGAGCGTAGCAAAAACATCTATCTTATCTCGCACAAGGACGAACTTATCGGTCGTGTTAATCATGTGTTGAGAGTTGTAAAAGAAAATGGATTTACAAGTTATGCAAATGACTTGGAGGTAGTGGAATGATAGAAGATGACGTACATGATATGCTTATAAAAGCGTATCTAGATTATTTTAAAGCAAACGAGAAGTTTGAAAAGATGAACAGTGTGCGGACACATCGCACAGTACGAAGATGCTTGCGCGATATTCGAGCATTAGCAAAAGAACGTGCAGAAGAAATACATGAAAAACACAACACAACAAGGCAAACCAGAAAGTAATTAAAATAAGTCAGGCACTGGTAAGTATACTCATGCAGTGGACTTACCGAGGACAAACAATTGACACTATACCAGACGAGTATGAAGGATTTGTTTATCTTATTACCAATACCACTACAGGCCAAAAATACATAGGCAAGAAACTAGCAAAGTTTAAAACTACTAAGCCACCCCTAAAAGGCAAGAAAAATAAAAGACGCGGCTACAAAGAAAGCGACTGGAGAGATTATTATGGATCCAGTGATAGATTAAATGCAGATGTAGCAGCACTAGGCGAAGATAAGTTTACAAGAGAAATATTATACCTATGTAAAGGTAGAGGCGAAATGTCCTACATAGAGGCACGAGAACAGTTTGATCGTAGAGTACTCGAAACAGATGATTACTACAAT